TGAAGCCCGTAGCGTAGATACTTTCAAAAGGTATGTTATTCTTTTGAAGATACGCATGGAATCCCATTGCTCCAAGACCCACTGACCTTTCTCGGTAAGCAGAGTAAGCAGCTTTCTTAAAGCCTTCCTTACCTTCTCGGATATGTTTTGTAAATCTTTTGAAGTTTGCATTGTATTCTCCTAGTTGTGTTGTATCAATTGCATTGTCTATAAAGTGTTGGAGTACATTGTCCAACATAGTTATTAAATCATCTATAAACTGTTCGTTCTTTGACCACTTGTCAAAGTGTTCTAAATTTACACTTGACAAACAACACACTGCTGTTCTCTCTTCATTGGTAGGAAGTGTAATCTCTGAACATAAATTACTTTGTTTAATTTCTAATCCTAAATCTTTTTGTTTCTGTGGTAAAGCTTTGTTACATGTATCGAGATTAACAATGTAAGGCTCTCCAGTTTCTGCTCTTGCTTGTATTAATTGAAACCATAAGTCACGAGCATTAATAACTTTAACAGCTTCGTTAGATTTAGGGTCAATCAATCTCCAGTCTGCATCATCTTTTACAGCTTTTAAAAATTCATTGTTAATGTTTACAGCGTTATGAAGGTTAAGACATTTACGATTAATATCTCCACCGGATTCTTTTCGCATGTTGATAAACTCTTCTATCTCCGGATGCCATACATCCATGTAAGCTGCGTATGAACCACGTCTTGTGACACCTTGATTGAAGGCTAACATCTGAGAATCTACGACATGCATGAAAGGAATGGAACCAGTAGACTTACTACCGTGAGTAGTAGATACGCCATTACTACGAACATCTCCCCAGTATCCACCGATACCTCCACCTGAAGATGCCAACCAAATGTTTTCATCATAATGAGCAGAAAGCCCAGTCCTGCTGTCAGGAACATAATTAAGGAAGCAGCTAATAGGAAGCCCACGACTCGTTCCCCCGTTACTAAGTATAGGAGTGCTAAACATAAACCAACAATTGGAGCTGTATTCATATAGTCTTTGAGCAAGTCCATAATCAGTAATGTTTTTGTAGGTTGCTCCGAAGACGGAGGCTCTTGCGAATGCTTCTTGGGCATGTGTTTCTCCTTCGATAAAATATCTGTCTCGTAATGTATCAAGACTAAATTTATCTAGCTTCGATTCATTGTCATAATTAATTTTAATTCCTAAATATTCTTTAGGTCCAACTGTATCTTCGACCATTAAGTGTTCTCCGTGTCGTGTACGTAAAGCATTATTATAGCATAATGTAATATTTTAAGCAAGTCTTTTCGATTCTTTCCTTCTTTATTTCCATATCTTTTTGCATACTTCATTATGTTACCCAACGCAAAACCTTCACCATGTCCACTATCAATGATAACATCGGTTGCTTGGTATTTATCGGATGCATAATGCTGACTATATGTAGCATCAATGTATGTTTGAAGTTCTTGTATAAGTTTGTATTCATTAAATTTGTAACTAATCTTTTTCATTTATCCACTCCTTCGGTAATGTTTCTTCACTAAACCATCTGAAGCCATTAAGCTCAGCCCACTCAGCATGTGTTCTTTTTGTTTTATCTTTTCTAATCTTAGCTCCTGGCATTGGAGAAAAAGGTTTTTGAAAAACAAAAACAAGTTCCATATATTCAGGCAGAGCAGTACGGATATGTATATATTTACTATATTCAGCGTAGTCCCAAAACCTACCTTTAGCTTCTAGTAATATTATCTTACCATTAAACTCTTTAACAAAGTCAGCTTCGTATTTATGTTTGACTACGTATTCTATGGTATCCCAGTGATGTTTCCAATCGCTTAAAAAGTCTTGGTGAAGATTGTATTCCCATACACTGTCGTAACCTTTAGGAGCTTTAACGTCTCTTGGTCTAACTTTACGTGGTATTCTTTTAGCCATCTATAAACCTCGCAGTTATTTCGTCAACCTTTGGTTCTCTAACTGTGGTTGTTAGATACGTCAGACCTTTAGAGTATTCAAAGACTCGAAGTCCTTGACCATCGTTAGCATCTTTATGACATTCAAACTTGTAAGGACAGTAAACACAAAGCATAGGAAGCTTCATGTTACCTGACGTGCCTTCAGAGATGGGTTCGTAACATCTTTCCGGAGGAGTAGTCTCTTTTAACTGAGACTTAACCTTATTTATTTTAGCATCTATATTAGGTTTGTCAAGCTCTTGAGGTTTAAAAAGTGCTAATTCTCCAGTCTCTTTATTAATAGCTAAAAATCCACCACCGGTTGTACCTTCAGCTTTCTCGTACCCCGCTAGTTGAGACATGTATCCAAAGCTATCTTCTTCAGCAAGAGTACCATTTTTAAATTTATTAAAGGCATATCCTGATGCTGATTTAATATCTACTACCTCACCATCAATCTTACAATCCATGTGTCCCATGATACCTTTAATTTTAATTTCTTTCTGTTCATCAGTAACTTCATGACCTGCAAGTTCTGTTAAGAACAATACAACTCTTTCAAGTAAATGACCATACAAAAACTTAATCATAGTCTCAGGTCTAATAGCATGAGGCTCACGTTTAGAATGTTGTTCGTACCACAACTGTCTTGTAGGCTTTCCAATGTTAGACATGCGAAGTGTAAAGTCTTTGTTAGCTTTTGGAGTTAACCAATCCTTTAATGCATGTTTCATAAACTCAGCAAACTTATCCAAGTCTTTTTCACTAACATCAATAGTCTCACCTCTTCCAAGGATAGCTACTTTATCATAGATATCTTGCACGACTGTATCAAGCTGTTTCTTTTTCATGTTGTTCCTCAATTTTTATTTTTTCTATACACGCAACAGCTGTAGAAATATCTAGTTTAAACCATTCTCCATTTCTATCTTGTGCTTTTTTGTTACAAAGAGCGTGTGCAATTTGTTCTGCTTTTCTTCTGTCTGTAAAAAACTTTTTATATTCTAAATTATAATCTCTAAATGGACTGGATGTTTGATATTGGTTGCATCTATCTTCAGAGTCAATAGCCATTCCAACTTTAATCCATCCTTTCCAAGCTTTATTAGTTATAATGTATACTTGACCTTCTACTGATGTTGTATACTTTGATAATGAACTAAAGGCAGCATCTTCAAAAGTTTTATATCTTCCGGGCTTATATAATGGATGTGATCTTGGAATATATTTACCATTTACATACATATTTGTATTCAAATAATTGACATAGCACTCCTTACAAATATAGTCTTTTCTATTTAATCTATGTTGATCATAATTTTCATCTAAAACTAATTCAACATTACAATGGTTACAATTTTTATCAATGTGTTTCATCCCAAGACCTCCCAATCTTAAATTCTCCATCTAATGGACATCGCATTTTGTAGTATTCACCTGCTTCTTGAATACTTTTTACAGCAAGTTGACCAACTTTATTAGCTCTGCATTCTGATACTTCTATCTGCCATTCATCATGGATGTTAGCTACTAATTTAAAAGGTGTCATGCTAAGTTCTAAACGATTACAAAGTATGGCTAAAGCTTTCTTCATAACGATAGCACCACCACCTTGAAGTAAAGTATTCAAAGCAGCATGTTCACTTCTGACATAGATCTTTCTACCATCTAATCCTTTGAGGAATCCTCGTTTAGCTGCTCGTTGCACTTTGTCCTTAAGAGTTCTAAGTGATGGCAGATTATCGAGGAAACGGTTCTTAAGTTCTGAACCTTTTCTTCTAGATCCTCCAACGACTTTACCAAGTTTCTCGTCTCCTGCTCCGTACACAAGTGCATAGATGAATGTCTTTGCTGTATCTCTTGATTTAAGTCCTGCAAGTTTTTGGTTAGTAGTGTGTATGTCTCCATTAACAACTTCATTAGTATACTCCTGATCGTTCATATAGTGTGCCAACATTCTAAGTTCTAAACCTGAAGCATCAACTCCAAGTAAAACATTACCTTCATCAACAGTCCAACAGGCTCTACATTCTTTACCGAATGGACTGTATACAGCAGGGACTTGAGCCATGTTAGGATGGCTATGTGACATACGTCCAGTGATAGTTCCGTTAGGAATTACTGACCCATGTACACGACCATCATCTTCCAAGGCATCAAGCCACGACTGTATTTGAGCTATTCGTTTTTGGTAGAGTAGAAAGTCAGCTATAAGCTTAGCTTCACGAATATGCTCTATCTTTTTCAGTGTTCCTTCATCAACAATAGGCTGACCTGTAGGAGTAAACCTCTCAGGTTTCCAACCAAAGTCGATCAAGTATTCACCGATCTGTTTACGACTTCCAAGATTAAACTCTTGTAGTTTCTTTCTCATAAATGGACTGTAATCTTCACTGACTAATAGTGTTTCATATTCTTCATCAGTCAATCCACGTTTAGAAAGCACACCATCTTTTCTAATGTATGGTGTTACAAGTTTATCATCCACCCACTTAGATTGGAATGTTCTCTGCACTTCATCAGTTACCTCATACATCTTAGTCTTAAGTTCAGCAAGTAACATAGTAGCTTGTTGCTCATTAAACTTGAATCCGTTTGCTTCTTGTTGAGCCATGATCTTAGCAACTGAATGTTCTAGATTAATACATTCGTCACTGAATCCTTGACCTTCATTAAGCAAATGATTATAAACTAACTCATTAAGTCTAACATCATTAGCACAGTATTCCAACATCTGTGGTGTGTACTCGTCAAAGTCAATAGGTTGTTCTTGCTTTGCAAACTTAACACGATAACCCCAAGTCTTCAAGCTGTGTCCGTTCTCACGGATAGGATTGAAGAGCCTTGACATTACCAAAGTATCCTCGATGTCCTTATCGAACAAGTCTACACCATGCAGTCGTTTGATAACCGGCAAGTCAAAACTTAAGATGTTGTGACCAATAAGAACATCAGAGGATTTTAAAAAATCTAAACCTTCTTGAAGTTTGTGAGGTGGAAACTTATGGATTGGTCCACCAACTTCTTTAGCTACAATACAATGTATCTTAGTTGGTTTTAAACCATCAGCTTCAATATCAAATACAATTTTAGAAGTCTTCGTTGTCAAAAGTTTCCTCCTCTGTTACTTCAAACAGTCTACCTGTTTCTTTATTATAACGCAAGTTACATGCTAGTCCTGTGTCTCCGGTATATCTAGACTTTAATACTCTAACTTTGGTTGTATTAGCTTCGTCTTCGTTTGATGCCTGTTGATTTCTTTCCAGTGCAATCACGCAATCGGAAAGCTGTGCGATACCTTGTGAGCCTTTGAGGTGAGACAGAGAAACTTCAACACCGTTCTCGTGTCCTTTATCACCACTGGCTCTACGTAAGTGAGATACAAGTATCATACCTACTCCAGTTTCTTCAACAAGACTACGCAATCTATTCATTAGCATATCAATACCTCGTCTTTCGTCACCTTCAGATAAGACATTGACAAGCATATGTAAGTGATCAACCACTACCCATTTACATTCGCAACCTACAATAATGTATCGTAGCTTTGAAAAGATTTCTT